TTCTGGAGCAATTCCGCCAGCGTCATCGGGTCAACGGTGATGTTGAAGACGTCGCCGCCTCTGGCTTCTCCCGCCTCGCGCGCCACGTTCTGAGTCGGCGCCCCGGAGATGGGTGCGCGAGCCTCTACCGTCCGCTCGTTAGTGCGCGAGATCTCCTGGATCGAGGTGCGGTTCGTCTCGTTCAGGACGGTTGGCGGGCGCGCCGGCGTGGCGCTGGCCGGCGCTCCGATGGTGATCGGTGTAGACGTGATGACCCGAGGCGGCGACTGGGTGATCGTAGGTGAGGGAACAGACACCGGCGGGCCTGCGATGATTCGCGGGATCGCAGCCGCGATAGTCTGAGCCGGAGCGAGGATGGGTTGCGGCGCGGACACGATCACCGGCGGAGCCGGAACGAGCCTTGGAGCCGACTGGGCGATGGTCGGCGGTGGAATCGCAACCGGCGGCGCTGCGATCACACGCGCGAGGGCCTGCGGCGGAACGGCGAGAGGCGGTGCCGGGATCAACGTCGGCGACGGGACAGCAACGGGAGGCGCGGCGGCAATCCGCGGAGTGGCCTGCGTGATCGATGGAGGCGGAACTTCGATCGGCCCCGCAGGGACGATTCGAGCGGGCGCTTGATTCACCGTCTGAGACGGAACGCTCACCGGCGGCGCCGGCACTAATGTGGGGGCTGGCACTTGCAGGGGCGCAGCGGGAGCTATGCTTGGGTTCGGCGCCACGATGGCCTGCGCGGGAGCAAACGTCGGCGCGGGGGTCGAGACGACTGGTGGCCTTGCGGCGATGATGTTCGGCGAGGACTGGCTCACAGTCACCGGCGCCGCCGCGATGATCCGAGTCGGCGATTGATTGACGATCGGCGGCGGCACGGTCACGGGAGCGCCAGCGGCCACGGTAGGCGTCGGTGCCGTGATGGCCTGTTGCGGGGCGAAGACCGGAGCTGGGGTCGAGACCACCGCGGGGATCACGACCGGAGCCGGAGCGGTGACAGGAGCGATCGGCGGCACGACGGGAGGCGCAACCGTGACCCGTGGTGCAGCGACCTCCTGCGAGGGCGCGACGATGGGCGGAACTGTCGGGGCGCTCGGGACGATGACCGGAGACGGCTGAGGTGGCGGCACCGTCGAGGTCTGAGCGCCGGCGGCGGGTGCGGCCGTCTGGGTCGATGGCTGCTGCGCCGTGGCCTGCGTGGCGTTCGGGATGGTGACAACGACCTGCGGAGCAGCCTGCACGGGAGCTTGCGGCTGCGTGGGCGTCGGAGCCGGTGCGGGAGCCGCGACGATCGGTGCGGTCGGTGCGATCTGAGGCACGGTGGCGGCCGTCTGCGTCGGCGCCCCGGCGATTACCGGCGTCGTCCCGGTGACGTTCTGTTCGCCAGGCGTCTTGACCGCCTGCGAGTAATCGACGCTTGGCGCGGACGGGACGCCTCCCCCACCGCCTCCGCCGCCTTCGAGCGTCGTGGAGCTGATCTTCGCGATTTGGATCGCGCCCGTAGCCGCCGCGATCGCTGCAAAGACGAGCGATGCCGGGTACGGCATGTTCATCGCCTGCATGATCGCGCCCGCGGTGTTCACGATCGCGCCGGCGTAAGCGCCCTTCTTGGAATGCCCGAACGCCGCCGCGACCGCTCCACCGATCGCCTGGTTGAGCATCTGGTACTGATTGAGCGTGGCGGCGAACGCGGCCTGCTGGACGGACCCGGTCGCCGCGGCTTCCTGTTTCGAGATGGCGATGCGCTGCTGGGACGCCTTCATCACAACGAGCGTGGAATCGTTCTGGAACTTCTGGAGGGACGCCTTCTGCGCGTCAAGGTTCCCGGCGAACAGGATCTGCTCTTTCTGGTACGTGGCCTCAAGCTCGGAGAGCTTCACCGCCATCACTTCTTCGTTCGCGGCCTGTTCGACGACGGCGCGCTGGCGAATCAGTTCAAGCTCGAGATCGGCCTCGCCCGGGCTGAACCCGCCGGGGCTGGCGGGCTGGGGCGATTCGAGACCTTGCAACTGCCCTTCCGTCTGGGTCTGGGCGATCTGCGAGAGTTGGTCCCGCAGCGATTGCGCGTCATCGATCGTTTGAATCCTGCGTTGGTCGCGGTGCCTGCGGTCGATCTCGTCGATCACCGACTGGTAGATCTCGAACAGGTCCGCCGTGTCGCGTCCTTCGCGGTCTGCCTCCGCCACCGCGATCTCGAAGCGGTCGGAGGCGACACGCTGCTCGAGACTAAGCCTCTGGTCGGCCGACAGTTGGTCGTTCTGTAGGTGCGCCTGCGCAACCGACGCGTCATCGGTGAACACGCGTCTGGTGCGATCGAGCGCGAACCGCTGCGCGGACTGATCGATCGCGACGTCCCTGGTCTGCGCCAGCGCCGTCGTGCTCTCGTTCTGTTTCCGCGCGGCCTCGATCTCGCGGTTGTACCGGATCGCAAGGGACGCCTGCTGTAGGGCTCCCTGGATCTCCGAACCCTTCGCGGCGGCACCGGCCATCGTTTGAACGAGTTGCTGCTCGTACTGGCCCTGGAGGTCCCGGACGTTGCCGAGCATCCCGCGGATCTTGTTGTCGACGCCCTGAAGCTCCTTGGTGAGCAGCTTCTGAAGGGTGACGTCGTCGGTGCGGGTGATGGCGAGCCGCAGGGCGTCGGCCTCGCCACGCGCCTTGGCCAGCTTCTCCGACGCTTTGTCGATTTCTTCGTCGGCGCGTTCAAACCGCGGCGCAATTCGGACGTCCTGGGCGGGCCCGACCGCGCCTCGCTGCCCGAGATTCGGGGGCAGCGTGTTGCCGAGCGCGTCTTTCGATGCGGCGCCGAGGAGCCCTAACGATTGGATGACGCTGTCGATCCCGGGCACCAGTCGCAGGACGCCGGTCAGGAACTCGCCCGTGTGCTGATTGGACTCGCGCATCGCGAGCCCGGCCGTGCCGCCGAACCCGACCGCGCTGGCGGTGGCGGACTGGAAGGCGCCGATCGAAGCGTCACCGAACTCGCCAGCCCGCAGGACCCCTTGGCCTAGGGCGGTAATCGCGGCGCCGAGTGCCTGGTCCGCGTACACCAGGAGCGAGTTGCGCGCGTTGTCGATCACGACGGTCGACTGCCGCCACTGGTCGCTGAACGCGGCCTGGACCGGGATCATGCCCTCGGTCTTCTGCCGCACGGATTCGAGCGCCGCGTTCGTGAACGCGAGCTTGCGCTCCTGGTCGGTCAGGCTCTCGACGCTGACGCCAAGCTCCGCCGCGTATTCCTTGTAGACCTGTTGGGCCCGGACGATGATCCCGATGTTGTCGAGCAGCCGAGGCGACTGACGCCCGATGCCCTCGATCAGGGAGTCGACGGAGCGGACCGCGTCGACGCCCATCGCCTGGCCGAGCTTCACGGCGCCGCCCGCGAGCTCCGCCATGGTCTGCACCGTGACGGGCAGATCCAGCAGCAGCGCCCGATTCGTCGCCTTCATGAGCTCGACGTCGCTGACGAAGCCGCGCGTGGCCGGCCGCATGACCTCCAGGAAGGCCTGGCCAGTCTCACCCACCCGGGTGGTCAGCGTCTCGAACCCTCGCGACAGTTGGGTGATCGGCGCGGCCGCCTCGGCGAAACTGCCGAGTGCAGAGACGGTCCCGTAGATGAGCCCCGTGGCGACGCTGGCGGCCACGCCGATGGCCGCGACGGCGGGGAGGATCGCGGCCGCACCCGTGACCGCGACCTGGGACGCAGCCCCGACGCCGCGCCCCATGCTCGTCATTTGCGATTCGAACGCGGCCGCCGCCGTGCGGTTCTGGTTGAGCAGATCCCGCAGTGGGCCGAGCCCGTCGTCCATCGTGCTGAGCGACGCCCGTGCGGACGTAGCGGTCGTCTCGACCTGCTTTTCGAAGGACTTGAGATTGGCGACGCCTGACTTTGTGTCGACCTCGACGGTCGTCAGGATGATGGAGGATTCGTCAGCCATCGAGATCGCTCGGCGTTGGCTCGGCGAACGCGGACACCGGCCGTTTGTGCAGGCCGTGGACGCTTATGCGCCCGTGAATCCCCTCGAACAGCGTGCGGGCCATCTCGACGAGGTGCGGCCTGGACTCGCTCGGGATGTCGTACAGGTCGCAGGCCGCTACCCAGCCTTCGAGCCGCGGTGACAGAACGTGCGGACCGCCGCCGTCAACGCCCATCGGCGTCAGGTTGACTGTCTGATCCTGGACGATCCCGTAGAAGTCCATGATCTCCCTGTCGCCTTTGGTGAGGTAGCGGTCCGTCGTCCCTTGAACGCCTTTCATCAGCGGAACCGCCCACCTCAGGAGGCGGAGCCGCTGTCGCCTTTTCCCTCGGATTCCAGATCGCTCGCCGCGACGAACTTCGCGCAGACCCACGGCCAGATCGCCGGATGGTTCAGAACCGCCAGCCGCGTCTCGAAGGTGTTGGGCACCTCGGCCCCGTTGGCGTCGGTCACGCCCTTGAAGTCGCGAAGCCAGTTCTCCGCGACGAACACCCGGTAAGCCTTGGGGTTCTCGGACATCTCCTTCGGCAGGTCGATCAATTCGTCCGACGTGACGAGCCGCAGTTCCAGCGAGCAAGGCGTGCCGCCTCCCCGCTGGAACTTGAACCAGTGCCAGAGCTGCTCAGGCTTCGCGTTGATGTATCCGAACTTCATCGATTCCTCCGCGTTGACGACGCTCCGCTGGCGCCGCTTGGTTACGTGATGACGAGCGTGTAGTCGGTGCCTGCCGCGTCGGTCCCGAGTGTCGTGAGCGCGAGACCCATGTCCGCGATCCGCGCGCCTTCCCTCTCCCCGAGGCCGAGGTCTCTGAACTGAGCACGCGGGCAGCTGAGCGCGAACTTGTTGCCGGTCGTGCCGCCGATCGTGCCCGTGTTGAAGACGCCGACCGCACCGCTTCTCCACTTGCCGAAGAAGTCGAGCGAGGCGACCGTCACCATCTCGGGACTGATCTTGATCATCGGCTCTTGCTCGGTGATCCAGGCGCCGCGCACGCCCGACGTCTGGCTGATGTCGCCGCGCTTGCTCAGCACGTTGCCCTTCGTGAACTCGAACCCGTCGAACGCGAGCGACGTGACACCGTGGACGGACAAGGTCGCGCCGAGGCAGACCGGGGGGACGATCACCGTGTCGGTCACGACGGGCTGCGTGTCGTCGGCGGTCGCGACGTACGCCCCATGGAACTTGAACTTCGCGATGAGCGGCTCGCCCTGCTTGGACGAGATCGAAATGTCGCCCTGCGCGCCGGAGATGGCGTAGCGAACGCCCTCGTCCCACAACGCGACCGAGTAGACCTCGAACGGTTGCGTGATGGCCGGGAAGGTGCCGCTGCCGTCGAACGTGCTGGTAGGCTTGAACGTGATGGATGTGGCGGCGACGCCGGTAACGCTGTGGCCGCACGCCACCATCGCCTTCCACCAGTACGGCAACGACGGCGTCGCCATCGACGTCGTGCCGACCAGCGGAATCTCGAACGTGATGTCCGCCTCGGCCGAGCCGGGCAGCGCATCCAGGCGTCCGAAGTGCGACCGGGTGTCCTTGCGCTTGTAGAGCTGCGACGTGGGCGAGAATCCGATGTTGACCGCGTGGAACGAGTTACCGGCTGACGGCTCGTTGAAGGTGTAGGGGACGGACTCTTCGAGGAGGCCGACGATCGCTCTTGCTACCCGAATAGGAAGGGCCATGGGCTGTCACCCGGCCCCGCCGACCGATCCGCGTTTTAACTGCTGAGGGGCAGGCAGGTCGCGGGTACCTGCTTTTCGGTGGCCAACCTAGCCCCCCATCAGACCGTTGCTCTAGTTCAAGGCGTTTCCTGGTTCACGGACGGAAGCGATGCAGCGCCGAGCGTCATTTCCCCGGCGGGTGATTCCTGAGCGTAGACGTCGAAGTCGAAGACGACCCGGGCGGCGCGGCGAACGATCGTCGACAGCCTCGCGGGATCGACGACATTGCACCGCAGGTCGACCGGCACGATCGTGAGCTCGGTCTGGGCGCACGTCGGATCGTTACGGAAGCAGCGGACCAGGGCGGCGCCGTACCAGCGCGACCGCTCGGCCATCTGGTTGGCCAGCAGGGTCGCGTCGGAGTCGTCGGCGTTCCCGCGGTTCGCGTGATTGATCGCGGCGCGCATCGGCGTCTTCGAGATCACACGAGTGCGCTGGCCGGCGTGCCAGAGCGACTGATCGTAGGCCTCGCCCGGGAAGGTCGTGGGCCCTCGCTCGTACGTCTCGAACTCGACGACGTCGGGGGTCGCGAGGCCTGGGTCGTACGCCCGCCACCCGGTCACGAGCGGAAGGTCGAGGCCGACGTTCGCCTCCAGCTCGACGAACGCGATCTCGGCGTTCAGCGTGGCCTTTGCCAGGGCGAGCACGGAGCGCACGACGCGCCCAGTCAGAAAGACGGCCATCTCTTCCCCCATTTCTTGCACGACCGCGAAGTCGTCGACGGCCCAGATCCCGACGTCGTTAACGGCGCCGCCGTCGGCGACCACCTCGACGATGACCTCGGATTCGCTCGGCGTGATCGAGCCGGGCGACCACAGCTGCCAACCCGAGCCGATGCCGGACTGCGATACCAAGAAGTTCCCGAGCATCGGGCCGTAGTACCCGCTGGGGTCCTTGTCGAAGATCTGGACTCGCAGCGTGATCGCCGGCAGCGTCGCGTCAGCCTTCACCATCATGGCGATGCGGTGAGAGATCCCAGCGTTCACGGGGACGAGCTTGCCGGCGCCGGCGGCTCCCCAGTGGAACGGCGTCCTGTCGAACGTCAGGACGAGCGCATTCGGGGACGAGACGTAGCCTTGGCTGCCGTCGATCGCGAGCCCGCTGTTGACGAGGTAGTGGAACCAGCCGCCGGCCTCGTCGAGGCCCGGCTCCGGAGGGTCGAAGTGGTAGATCACCGCGCCCTCCAGGATCGGGCCCGCGTTGACGAGCAAGTCCTGACCCGGCGACACGCCAGCGAATACCAGCGCGACGAATAGCGCGACGGCGATACGACGGAGATCACGCACCCGTCCCTCCTGGCCTTGGGGCACCCGTGCGCAACGCGTCTCGAAGCGTCCGGACGATGTGCGGAATGAGCGCGCGACGAACTCCTGCTACGAGCGCGGCGTCCCCCTCGGCCGTGCGCTGCTGAGGGTCACGCTTCGGAAGGCTCCCGGCGCCTCTGGCATGGAGCCCGAAGTGCTCCGGACCCTGAGCGCCCATCTGGATCCGGGCGCCCTGCGGCAGGATGAAGCCTTCCGCGATGTGCCCGCTGGTCTGCGTCGAGAACTTCCGCTTCATGTCGCCGGTCAACTGAAGGATCTTGTTCTCGGCCCCGAGCGCTGCCGCGACCGCGAACCCCGTGAGCTTGCGGCCGCGGGCCTTCGCAATCCCCTTGACGGTCGCCTCGGCCCCGGCGAACAAGCGATCCTTGCGGGCCTTGTACGCGGGAGACAGCGGAGCCCACGTGCTTCCGCCGCTCGCGCCCTCGGATGCGAACAGGCTCTTTTCTTGCTCGCGGTAGACGACGTCGGCTACCACGGCCGCATCCTTCACGGCGCCGATGTTCAAGCGCAGCGCTTCGTGGAGCGTCTTGAGTCTCGAATTCACCACGACGGTCGACATCAGAACTCCGTGTTGGTGAGGAACTGGAGGCCGTCCGTCTTCTCGTCAGAGAACACGACCGCGGCCTGCGAGGTCTCGACCTCGGTGCCGATGGCCTCCAGGATCCCGGCGTATTGCTTGAAGAGCGCGACGGACGACGGCACGCGCCCGTACTCGTCCTTGACGTCGTGCATGAACAGGATCTGGGCGGCTGCCCCCAGCGCGTTGGCCGATTCCGCGAGCGTCTTGAGGCGCCCGACCTTCGGGTCCGTGGGGGTCGCCGGGAACGGCGATCCGTGCTGGAGCACCGTGTAGGTGCTCCCGCTGTCGGCCAGCTTCGATTCCACCTCCGCAGCGATCCGCGCCATCCAGTCGAGGCACTGTTGCGCCGTCGGCTTCGTGGTCGTCGTGAACGCACCCCTCCCGCACAGGCCCTCGACGTCGGCCTGGGTGCAGAAGGCGTCGTTCGCTGCGGTGTAGGCCACGGGCTAGGCCCGCTTGAAGCCGTGCCGCGTGTACCACTCGGCGGTGCGGACGTTGGTCGGCGTGTAGGTCTTCTTGCCGTCCGCGCTCTTGAACTTCGGCGCCGACTTGTCCGGAGCGTGGGGCGCCGTGATGCGCGGGTCGGTGTCCTCACTCTCGGCCGTCCGCACCGGCTGGGTTGCCGCCGCGCCGTCCGACTCGTCATCCGACGCCGCCGGGGTGAGTCTTGAGGGTCTCATGGCCATGTCGTTTCTCCTGAGAATGGGCGGCGACCCACGCGAGCCGCCGCCCCGAAGCGTTACGAGAAGATGTGCGAGAGGGCGCAGCGCCACTGGCCGTAGCCCGCGTTGTAGCAGGCGAACGACCCGAAGCTGACGTCCTTGGTGTTGAACTGGTTGTCGCCGGTCATGTCGTCTTCGAGCGTCACCTCCTCGGCCATCTGGAGGATCAGGGCCTTCTGGATGTGCGACGTGTTGAAGACGAAGTACTGATCGGCGGCCGTGAGGAACGGATTCGTCCGCACCGTGAAGGTGCCCTTCAGGTCGTTCGCGACGGGTCCGGTCAAGGACTCGTTGTTCGCGACCTGGAGAGCGACCGCGCGGTAGACCGGCGGCACCATCGCGACGAAGGTCGGGGCGTCGCCCGGCCAGAACGGATCACCCGCGCCGTCCTTGTAGGAAAACAGCGACGACTGAGCCGTCCGCATCGACGCGGCGAACTCGAGATCGGTCGGCTGCGTTCCCGTCGCCGCGGCGGACGTCTTGTCGTTGTCCTGCGACGTGGTGTAGATCGCTCCGCCGGTCTCGGCGTGATCGGTGTCGAAGAAGAACTGCGCGTCGTAGCCGTTCGTCGAGACGCCCGCGACAAGGATCTGCGTCAGGAGCTTGTCGCGGTGCTCGCGGGCCTTGCCGCCCATCTGCGCCACGTTTTTCGAGACGACGTTGTTCTTCCCGAACTTCCGCGTGAGGTAGTTGAACGCCACCGTGGCTTCCCACAGCTTGTTGATGATGGTGTACGTGACCTGCGGGACGCCTTGCTTGACGCGCTGGCTCAGGAACTCACGCACGGGCGCCGCGTACCCCAACCAGGCGTAGGTCTCCTGGTCGGCCGAGGAGGGTTCGACGGACGCGATGCCGTTGAACATCGAGGGGAGTTGAAAGAAGCCCTGCCAGAACGCCGCGCGCGCGGTATCCCGTAGGCCCTGGTCCATTGCGGTAGGTGTAGGCATTGTTCAGTCCCCTTACACCCAACCGACGTTGGTGACGCACAGCTTGGGTTCGAGCTTGACCCACATGCCTTCGGTCGTAACGCGAAGGATGCGGCCGATGACGATGTCGTTCGCCGCGCCGGTCACGTCGAGGTTTGAGACGAGATCGGCGGGGTTGTCGGAGAGGGTGCCGCTGATGTCGATGACCGCGAGATCACCTTCGTCTGCGGCTGCGATGTTGGTGCCCGTCGGGAGCAGGAAGATGCCGTCGACGTAAGCCTCGACGGGATCGCCCGCGGTCACGACGGTCTGCTGTTTCGACACGATCCCGGCGAAATAGTCGCCGGCGGCCGGAACGGCCTGGACGCCACCACCCGTGTCGGTGAACAGCAACGCGCCGGCGTAGTGGATGTCGGCGACGTTTCCGGAGAACGTGAACTTGTTGCAGGCCCCGTAGGTCCTGAAGTTCACATCGGTTGCCAAAGCTGCCATGTACTCGGTCCCGGTTGAGCGAGACCGTGAGCATTTGAATTGAGGGGAAGCCCGGCTGCTCAGACCGGGTCTTCAGGAGCGACCCTATCCCCCCAAAGAGATCACTTGCGAGCGGCCTTCTTCTCGTAGAGCGCCCGCGCCTCGGACTCGGTCGCGACGCTCGCGAAGTCCGGGTCGAGGCTGAGCTTGCGCAGCGTGGCGGCCGATTCGGGCGTGACGGCGGCGCTGTCCTCGTCTCCTGCGGCCTGACGGCCGGAGTTGGTGGCGGACAGGGCGGCATCCCGCGGCAGCGACTTCAACACGAGCTCCAGGGTCTCCATCGAGCCGAAGCCCGAGGCGAACTTGACGGGGTCTTTCTCATAGTCCCCGAATTGCTTGATCTTGGACGGCGGCACGCCGCTCTTGATCGCGGCGCCGCACAGCGACATGACCTTGGCCGCGACGCCCTCGCTCTCCTTCGCCGACAGCTTGGCGCGAAGATCCTTGGTCGTGGATTCGAGCGACTCGATGCGCTCTTCGGCGTCCTTGAGGTCGGAGGACTTCCGCTCGGCCGACAGGCGAACCGTCGCGACCTCGCCCGCGTTCTCGGCGAGCTTACGCTCGGCCGCGTCGGCTCGCTTTTCGGCAGCGGTCACGGCGGCGTTCGCGTCGGACAGCTTGGCGTTGAGCTTGACCAGCTCCTCGTCTTTCTGCGTGACCTTCGCTTCGGCGGTCGCAAGACGGACCGTCACGTCCTTTTCTTCGTTTTCGGGAGGCATATCGGCTCCTTTCAAGAGCGGAACGTAGATGGTCCGCAAGTCGGCATCGACCGCGGAACTGGCTGCAACGCGTGCGTGTACGTCCGAGGCCGGACGATTCGTGAAGACTCCGCCGTAGACGGTGAACGTGACGAAGGCTTTCGTCGCGGTTTTGATACGGCGCGCGCCGTCGATAGAGAACCCGCGCCACCGGCGACCCTTCACCTCCGCGAAGAGCGGCGCGGTGAGGTCCATCTGAGCCCAGACCTGGCCTGCTCGGATGAACAGCTTGTCGATGAATCCGTCGCCAGGGCCGGCGGTCTCCTGAAAAGACCGGTGCGGGTAGACGTGCACCGGGATTGGCCCTGGCCACTCCGTGAAGTTGGCGACAGCGGCTTCCATGTCGGCCCGCGTGATCGAGTCGGTGCCCTTCGTCCCTGAAGCGGTCAGTGCGAGGTCGATCTTCTGCATCTCCGACAAGATCGGCATCTCGATGACGCCCGAACCGTCTGGGCGCTCGCTGAGAATCTTGATCTCGGCTGGATTGATCGCGGTGAGACAGAGGCGTTCCATGATCAGCTCCACCTGACCACGGCGTCGTCTTTCGCGTCCTGGGAGAGCGCATCGAGCGCCGCGACCTGCACCGCCTCGGCCACGACGTCGGTCAGGAGGGACGCAATCGTCGAGGCCTGCGTATCCGCATCGGCGGTCTTGACGAGCACGCCGGCGGCCCACTCGTGGTCGGTCTGCTCCTCGGTCATCTTGTGCGCGAGCCGGACGAACTCCGCGCGCTCTTCGTGGCTCAGGCCCATGGTCATCCCCTCCCGTTCCCAGGGATCACGAGCGACGGCCGCTGGATGCGCGCCTCCGCCTGCTGCGACTGCGCCATCTTCGTGTGGATCGAGGCGAGCGCGATCAGGACGGTCGACTGCGCGGCGAGGATCTGGGCGACCATCTGCGCGAGGTCAACGGGCTCGTTCGATTCCTTGGCCGCGTTGTACTTGGCGGCGAGCGCCTCGACGGCCTGCTGCTGGACGACGCAGACGCGCGCGATCATGGGATGGTCGTTGAAGTCGATTCTCATGCTGCCTCCAGCTGCTTCGCAAGCTCGTCCGACACGATCACCGCGAAGCCGCGGCAGTTGTCGCCGCCCTCGCACCGAGCCGGGGGAAGGTATTGCTCGTATTCGCGCGTCCCGATCTTCAGGTAGACGCCGTCGAGCGATGCGCACGTCGCGCACGTCCGCTGATCCAGCACCTCGGACCGCACGACCCACTGCGCCTCGCCGGCGACCGCGGCTTCCTTCGCGGCGACGTCTCGACCCTGGTTGTACGCGACCTCCGCGACCTGGCGGGCCGCGAGATCCTGCTTCGACGGCGACAGCCCGTGAAGCGCCTGCTCGACCTGCTTCAACGCTTCGGCCTCGGTCATCCCCGACCGGATCGCAGCGTTGTACTCCCGGATCGCCTCATCGAGCAGGCGCGCCCAGATCTCGTCGACGGCGATTTGAGACGCGACGCGAGCCTCGCCGGCGAGCTCGGTCGTAAGCGTCGAAATGACCTGCCAGGCCCCGCCAGACTCCTGAATCAGCGCTTCGATCTCGGCGGCGGCGCGTGATCCAATCGGGATCGAGGCGCCGGCCGGCAGAATGTTCGGGTCGCCAGGGGGCGCCGTCTCCATCGTGTCGTCGGACATGGCGAGCGACGACCGCGACGCCTGCCCGGACTTGATCTTCGCCGCCAGGTCCTTCTGTCTGGCCAGCTCCTCGCGCGCATGCTGGCGGCCTACCTGAGCGACCTCGAGGAAGCGGTCGCGGATCGCCGTCACCATCCCGATCTCGCCCTTCGGCCGAGACCGCCGCAGCCCCGTGGTCGACTCCCGCTTGATCTTGCCGGTCTCGATGCGGTCGAGGATGTCCTCGGTCATCTTGGCCGTGGCGCGACGAAGCGCGGAGCCGAGCTGGTCGCCGCCGGTCGTCATCGTGCCAGCAACCATCGCGAGCATGCAGACCTTCGACTCGAATGGCGTCGGGGTGCGACCGTAGCCCTTCGGTTGCGGCACGGGAGGTCCGTCCGGGAGCCGGAGCATCCGCTCCATCCCGAGCCGTAGCGTGAGCTGGCGGCCGGCCTTCGCGTCCTCGGCCTTGGTCTGCGCGCCGTCGCCGTTCCCACCCGGTGCAGTCTTCGACTGCTTCGATCTCCCGTTCGTGGGGACCTTGTCCTTGGGGTTCGGCGACGGCGGTACAGTTTCTACGGGCGCCGCGATCTCGTATTCGTCGTCCTTCAGTGTGACGCCGAGCTTCTCGGTGACCTGCTTGCGAACCGCCGGGGTGAGAGGTGTGATCCCAGCGGATATGGACTTGATCAGAGGGTCGAGGGTGCGGAAGTCCTCTCGCGGGCCGACCCGAGAGCAGATCAGCTGCGGGTACTTCTTCACGCCTGGATAGTTCCAGTCGACGAGCTCCTGAACCACCCCGGGGAGATTGGCGACGCCTTCGTTTTCGATTCCGCAGATGCGAGCGATGACGGCGTCCAACACGACGTCTTCGTCTTCGGACTGCGTGTCACCGACGGAGCGCGACCCGCTCTGGGTTTCGCCGAGCAGCCTCGACTTCGTGTTGGAGCCGTGAGCGATCTCGGCGTTCTCGCCGTTGATCAGCCCGCGCATGCGGTCGACCTGGCCGGCGCCGGCGCTCTCGATCCCGGCGAACTTGAGCTCGGCCTTCTGGCCATCCGCCTCGATCGGCACGAGACCGTAGGCCTCCGCGGTCGCCTGGCCGCGCATCTGCATCACGATCAGCTCGAAGGCCGCTTTCTGTTCCGGGCCCCAGCTCTTTGGGTAGTAGCCCACCGGCATGGGCGCGCCCGCCTTTTGCGCCCAGATCGCGGCGTAGCGCACCATCGCGTCCTTGCGGATGAATGCGCCGTAGAGGGAACGGATCTTGGGTCGCCCCTCGTACCTCGCGCCCTTGAAGTCCCACGGGTAGAGCACCAGCTGACGCGCGTGGATTGGATCCCTGAACTTGAAGTCCGGCTTCGGCGTCTGGTACGTCCGCTGCATCTCGATGATCTCGTCGGTCTCGGACAGCTGCCAGCCATGCGGGTCGACGCTGCGTGGCTCAAGCCATTGCAGGCGGTCGTACACGATCTTGCCGTTGACCTCGCGCGTGCTCTTGGCGAACGCGGCGAACCCGCACTTCAGGAAGTCGAGGATCTCGACGAGCCGCTGCCCAGCCCAAGACGTTTGCAGGAAGTACTCGCGGCCGTAGCGATCGCTCGCCTGGCGCAGCAGGTTGGCCGCGACGAACTCCGCGATCTCCTTGTCGATCGCCTTGTCGCTCGCGGCCTGGATCTCCCACTTGCCCGTGCAGAGCGGCAGCACCACGGAGTCGAGGCCCTCTTTGATCAGAGGGTCGGCCTCCATCTTGTCGTAGACGTCCCAGCGGGCGTTACCCTTCAGCGCCTCGGCGTATTCGTAGTCGAACTGGCCGTACTGAATCGCGACGCCGGAGGCCGCGGGGCGCATGCGCATGCGGGCTTTGAGGCCTTCGACTTCAGATTGGAGCGACGTAACGGCCTCGCGCGTCGGCAGGCCGAGGAGGCGGGTCGCGGCGCGCTCGAGGAGGCCGGGCATTAGGAGGCCGCCGCAATGCAGCGCGATGCAGACCGGCGTGCAGCGCTACCAGACCTGAACGCCCTTGCGCTCCAACCAGAACTCGAAGTCTTCCCAAGCCTCTTCTTCCGTGACTCTATCGCGCCAATCAGTGCCGTACACCTTGTCCATGTAGCTGTTGCGCCCTTGAAGGTTTCTGGCCTCGATCTTGTCGCGCTCGCGGCTGACGTGGTGTGTGTGGCAGAGCGCCTCGCAGTCCGTGACGCGCTCACGGCCGAAGTTCCTATAGTCCAGGTGATGGACCTCTGTAGCTGTCGCCGTGCAGCCAGGGTACTGACAGCGCCAGAAAGCGAGTCGGAACACCTGAGCGCGGAGGCGCGACCAATACAGCGATTGCAGATGGTTGCGGTAGGCGGGCGAGAGGGTTTTGTCATCAGTGAAAAGTCTCTGTTGGCCCATCTTGATCTCCCTGCGGCGAGATGCCGCGTTTGTGCAGGCGACCAAAATGAACGATTACTCTTAAGGCTTCAGTGACTATTTCAATCACATGGCTGCACTCAACTCCCTCGCAAACGCAGTGCTTACTTCGTAGGCGGTCCAACAGAATCGTCTCGATTATCTCGGTGAGTTGGTTCCCCAAGCAGACAGCTACAACGTGAGCGTCGAGACGATCCAGGCGATTGCCCGACACCCCTTTAAATTCTTCGTTGAGATAGCGATTTATCTGATTCGGCCGCATCCCAAGTTCGCGTGCTAATTGGCTTTGAGTCTTGCCAGTCTCGGCCAGAGCGATACGCACGCGATTCGCAATCCTTTCACGCTGCCCTTCTATGTCGCGGGACGCCATCAGAACTGCGCCGTGGCGAGGCCGCCGTCGAACCCGGGTTGCCGCATGCCCGCCACAACCTCGGACGCCTCGCCGGTGGCCGCGACAGGGAACAGCGAGACGATCCGGTAGCCGTCCGCGTCCGACGCGTGCGTCAGCTTCTTGTTCGTCTTGTCGATGTCGCGTGTTCCCGGCTTCAGGGCGACGCGGGCATAGTCGGTCGCGAGGTGCTCGCAGCGCGGGTGCAGGTAGTAGCGGGTCTCGCCCTCGCCGTTCAGCAACATCGCGTTCACGGCGTTCAGCCGGTCGGTCACGGGCCCGTTGCCTGGCGGCACCATCATGCGGAGCCGAGGCCAGTCGGTCGCGAGCTCCTGCCGGATGATCTCGTAGTCGCTGCGGGTTGACTTCGTGCTGCGGGCGGACCCGGAGGCGTCCCCGTAGACCTGAAGCTCCTGGCCCTTTCGTCCCGGGTAGCGCCGCAAGAACTCCGCGCACGCCGCCTGCGTGGTGGCGCCGCCCTCGATCACGATCTCGTCGAGCGCCCATGCCGCCCGCGCGGTGTGCTGTCCGACGATCCAGCACATCGGGTCGACGTTGAAGTCGCACGACAGGTCGAGCGGGAGCGTGCGCTGCTCCTGCACGTCCTCGGTGACGTGCCAGGATCGCGTGAACGTGTAGGCCGGGAGAGCCGACCAGTCGAGCCATTCGGCCTCGTAGAGCTGGCGGAAGTGGTTCGGCGACATCGTGCCTTTGCGCAGGGCTAGGTCGCGCAGGTAGAGGCCGCGCTCACACAGCTCGTCGTGCCGGTCCGCGGTCTCGAGCGACATCGCATCGCCGTTCAGTCCGCACTCGCACTTCGCCGCCGCGGCTCGCTCGCGCCAGGTCCAGGTACGCGCGGCCCAGCCGGGCGAGCCCTTCTGTGCCTGGCGGTAGAGGCGCTCCGCGGTCCCGCCGATCTCCCCGACGTTCCCGGCCATCCGGATCTGCCCGAGCCCCACCATCGCGGGCTCGGTCGTGCGCGAGCTGATGGCGGCCCAGCCTTGGTCCGTCAGCATGCCGAACTCGTCGAGGGCGGCGCGCGCGACCGTGTCGCTGTAGAGGCTCTCGGCGTTATCCCAAGACAGCGCCTCCAAGACGCCGCCGTTGATCAGGGTGGCGCGCACCGGGACGGTCTCGTGGTACTTGCGCAGCACTCCGGCCGAACGCGCCGTCCGCACGATGTACCGCTCGAACCCCTTGACCGACTGCCGGTAGGTCGGGGCGACCCACCAGCTCGGCCAACGGATCGAGGCGTTTGCGTCGGTCCAAGCGCCGCCCAACAGCCAGGCCGCGAGCGTGAGGGACTTACCGATCTGGGGTGCGGAAACTGTCATGTCAATGCGTGCTTTCGACAGGTACATCGGAGCCTGATAGGCCCTCAGCCTCGGCAGAATCAAGACCCTCGACTGCGGCGCGATAGAAGACGGCGTGGCCTTTTTCGATCGGGTTGACGGTGATGTCGAGCGCTTGCGGGTTGCTGCCGTAGCCGCATCGGAAGACTTCGAGGTACGCCTTGACCGCGTCGAGGGCGTCCGCACCCCTGAGAGCTTTCCCGAGCGCCGCGGCGAAGAGCTTGACGTTTCTCGGCTTGTCGGCGAGCTGTCGCATGCGGTCGCGTCCGCCGATGACCGTGACGCTCCCGTACTTGCGTCCTCCGCCGCGGTTGCCTTTCGCGTTCTGGTTGCCGATGTGCCCACCCATCACGCTCCCCCGGAGGCTGCGATCAGGACGGGCTCCGCGATCACGCGGTACGTCTCGGGGTCGGAGAGGTCGACACAGCGGCACCACGCATCGCCGCAGCACAGCGGCGGCCGGTGGAAGTGCCGCACGAGCTGGCCACCTTGGGGGTCGCTGTAGACCAGCCGCATCCCGTGGTGGTAGCCGCGAGTCGAACGCACCGCTTGCTCGACCGGGATCACCGTGCCGAGAAGTCGCCCCTGTTCCACCGCATCGGCCAGGAGCGGCCAAAAGTCCCGCACGGTGCGGCCGAGGGCGGTCGCGATCTTGTCGGCGGTCGAGTAGCGCGGCCGGCTACGTCCCGTCTCGGTCCCGCAGATTGTCGTGACGGTGAGGTCGGATCGGTCCGCGAGCTGCTGTTGCGTCAGGCCCGCCGCGACTCTCGCCCGCTCCATCGCGGAGCCCGATGCGAATGCCGATGGCGTCCGACGATCGCAGCGGGGGGCGCGCGCGGTCTTCACGGCGCGCGATATCGCACACGTTCAGCGCGTTGTGAAGGGGTGCGCTCGTTTAGGGGGTACTGACTTTCGCGGCTCCGCGGTGCTCAGGAAGCGGCAGGTACGCGCCCAGCGACTCCCGTCCGGCACGCGCCGACTTCACGCGGCGAAGGTTCACGACCGCGTCATGGAGCCGCATCCTGGCCTCTCGTTCGCAGGTCTTCAGCTCGTCCGGCGTGCGCTCGCGGTAACGATCCTCGGCACACCGGCAGGGATGGCAGACGGGGTACGCGGCCGTCGGACGCTCCGTTGAGCCGACGCCGCAGACGTGGCACTTCACGCTCACAGGTCGGCTCCTTCGCGTTTCTGCATCTCGGCCCAGGCTTCGTCGATCGACTGCGGTGCGGGCTCGTCAGCCGCGTGGTCGCGGTTCATCCACGCGACGAGAGCTTGCGCGTGACATGACCTCATCCCGCCGAGCCAGTCCTCGAACTCGGTGCCATTGTGAATCACGGTCAGGTGGAATTGGTTCGTCGTGTGACGGTGACGCCAGGTGAAGCGGGCGACCGTCACGACGCCGATGGCCCAGGTCCAGAGTTTGCGGGCGAAAATAAACTTGGGCGTCATCGCAGCGCATCCATGGGGCTTTCCTTGAAATCGGCGAACAACCCCAGGGGCGGAGCGATCGGGTCGCCAGCGACCTCCGGCACGGTCTCGATCCGCACGTCGCATCTCGGCTCGCCGTAGATCTTCCGGGCGTGGACGTCGACGACGCGGGAATCGTCGGCCCACACCCCTGCCTGATTGCAGCCGTCGAACACCGCCTTGGCCATGTTGTCGAGGTCCGGTTTCGTCGCGGGATACGTGACACGCTTCGGTGCCGACTTCGGCCGTTGGAGCACGAACAGAATCCACACCCGCAGCGGTCCGTCGAGCCGTGGTTTGCCCTGGTGAGCCTGCGACGCAGCGAGCGCGATCAGGTTCTCGTACGCCGCGGTCTTGGCGTCGGTGTAGGACTTCGTGAATGAGCCGATGCGAGCGAACCGCGGGCGACCCTTGCCGCGAGGTGGACCGGGGACGGTGAATTCGAGTCGGCGGGCGACGGGGCTGCTCATCGCATGGGCTCGGTGCCGGCCGCAAGCGCCCGAACCTTCCGCGCGTTGTCCCTCGCGGTTTCTGCGAACACGTCTCCGATCGAATTCGGCTGCTGCCAGGCTCTTTCCACGCCTGCCCCCGTGACACAGAGGCACGGCAACGCGAACGTCCCGAGGCTTTGCCCGTCCGCTCGGAATCGCTCGACGAGTTCGAGTCCGCGGTCCTGGCATCGGAGGCATTCGTACACTGGTTGGCCATCGACCTCGCGGTAGTGCGGCCGCTCCGATGACGACGCCATCCCACGTAGTTCCACGGGTTTAGGGAAGTACTGGCAGTCCGACAGTGCTTTGGTGCAGGCCCGTCGGATCGCGTCGATGGCGAGCGGCTTGAGCGCCAGGAAGTAGGCGTCGATCGTGTCCGCGTCGAGCGTTCGGGTGTAGACGCCTGCGAGTTTCGTGAGGAGCCGCTTGAGTTCCGGACGGTCACGGTCGGTCATGATTCGGACCTCGCCCATTCCTCGATTTCGCGCTCGCGTTGCTGGTCTTCGGTCTCCGGAACGTCGCCGATCTCGTCCTGCCAGCGACCGTTTTTGAGCCACCGTTCGGCGTCTTGGAATTCAGCGCAGAACACCCCCGCGTTGCGGCATTCGTCCCGGTGGCGCTTTTGGTTCGTGATGGCCGCGATGAGTTCCTCGGCGTTCGGCTCGAGCGCTGCCTTCTCCCACACGGCGAGAGCAGCGGCTCTTCCGCGCTTGGTCCCGTTCCGTGGGGGGTAGGCTGCCCAGAACCGGGTGAAGCCTTCGAACAAACCCGAGCGCGAAGCGCGACGGGGGGTAGGGGGGGGTTTCTTCTTCTCTGTTTGCTCTGTATGCTCCGGAGGCTCCGGAGGCTCCGGAGGGGCATTGCTCGGCGCATACGGCTCGCATGCGTCGGGCATGCGGCTCGCATCTTCACTTTTCAGCCTATTCCACCTATCCTTGGCTGCTTTTCTTGCTGCTGCTTGACGACGTGGCGCATTTATGGCGAACGGTTGATGATCAGACCAGTCGTTTAGACAAGTCGAGCGCCGACCATTACGGAGCCAACGCAGGCGTCGCAACTCAGCGACGAACCCGATGGCGTCGCCCTCGTAATGGCACGCTGCGGCGATATCCTCGTCGGTCATCCCGGAGAGCCTGCCGTCCGGCTTGTTGACCGCAGCGAACGCCCACAATCGGATCAGGGACCACGCGGCCTCGAGCCCAAGGGACGCTATCAACCGACGTGTCTTGTGGTGATCGAAGAATCCAACGTCGAGACGGAAGTCGGTGTTCATGTGAGGGGGCTCCGCACAGTCTTCCCCCCATCCGGTTTTGCCGGTGGTCCGTTCGTTGTTGAGGCGACCGGAGTCGACTCGACCGAACAGGAGGAAGCTGGGAACCTATCGAAATGGATCACGAACCACTACTCCAGTCGCCTCAACAGGGGGAGCCTAACTCGATTGGGGTGCTGGGGTCAAATCGGAATCAGGCGGCTTTAGTCGCGCCCGCGTCCTTCTTCTTTTTCGGGGGCTTCAGTCGCTTGACGTAGAGGCGCTCCTCTTTCTCGGTGGTCCCGACCATCAAGCCCTCGATCGCGTAGCTCGGGATCTTGTGCTCGTGAATGAGCTCCAGGACGGTGGTGCGCTGGTCCTGGAAGTCGGCCTCGGCCTTGTTGAGCTCGTCGAGCTTGACCAGGAGATCGCCCATCGCGCGGTCGAGCTT